AATGATTTGTATAAAGTTTACAGAAAAGAAAGCATAATTCCAGAAGTGATATATGGAAAATTTAGCAAAATATTACAAGATACTTATAGTTTTGAATATTATCCATCAAAAACAGCAACCTATAAAAAAATGACGGCTCAGTTTTTGATAAAATATACAAATAAAGACACTACGTTAATAACTATACCAATTGAAATTAAATCAGCAGATTATTTTGAATCTGTATATGATATGAAAATGATTTCTACTCATATTTTACCAGAAGACGGATTCAAAACTCATAAATTTTTAACAAGCAAAGGCAATTATGTGGTAGAAGTGGAATCACCAATGTCAGAAAACAGATAGTGGGGGAGAGTTCGTTTATAACGGTTCAGTTGATTCTACTGGATTATGGACTAGACCATTGACTGATGCTGAAATTGTCGCTCTTTACAATAATGGCAGCGGCCTTCCATATGAACAGTTTTAAATAATGTATAGTAACTAAATAATTTAGTGGTATCCAATGTATTTCAACTATCATCTTTAAAAAGCTATCAACTGTCTTGTTCATTGGACGGCCTTGAATTTAAGCAATTTGAAAAAACACACAATGGGGGTATACCACTTTATTTTACAGAGTGTTTTTCTGATGCTTGCGATTATAAATCAAAATTCTATACTGATTTTATTTTAACAAAAAACACAAAATCTTCGGATATTTTTAATTTTAAATTTCCAAAACTTGAAGTTGAAAAGTTTTTAACAACAATTCAAGATGAAGGCTTGTATCTTACATGTGTCGGAGTTGAAGAAAGTTATTTCAAAGATGCTTTTCGTTCTGATGAAATTCCTGATTATAGAGGATGTTTGTTTAATAAATTATCATCATCCTCTTCCCCATTAACATCATTCACTTTGGACTTTTTTGAAAAAGAAAAATGTAAAATATCATGTCAAATAGATAATGAAACTTATTATTTGATTTATAATGATGTTAAACAAAACGATCCTTATTTTATCAACGAAAGATTGCTTTCATCCGATGATTCAATAATTCAACCACATCATTTCAATTACATTTATCAAGAAAATTACAATTTTATAACATTTTTTAAAGAAACTGCTGATGGTATATATTATCTATATAGAGATGATCATAGATTAAAAGCATCTTTAATAACAGGTTTTAATAAACTTAATGTTATAGAAAGTGTTTTTAAAATATCCAGAAATAAATATTTCAATTTTGATTTATCTTTGAACAGTACATTCATAACATATAATAATGATGATAATAAAATCGATATAGATAAAAGTGAATTCGATTTAAAAAATAACTTTTTAATACACAAAGGAAATTCAGTTAAAAATTCAAAAAGCAGCATTACAGTTTTAAAAAATCACTTCTTACCTCATTTAGATCAAATATCAAACGCTAATAATTTATTAAGTGGTATTAAAGAGCAATCAAATACAATTTATGTAGATAATATTAGAAATTATACTTCAATATTTGAAGATATTTCTACAGAAAAAGACGATGATTTAGAATTAAATTATGTTTATCATAATAAAAGTTACACTATAGTACCAGGAAAAAATGAATTTGTGGCTCCTGATAATATGTTCCCATTTTCACAACTTAATATAAATGATTCTAAATTAAAAGAAGCTGGGGCGTTTTCATTTCCATCTCCTGACTTGGCAGACAAGGTATATTATTATGATAACGATGTTCAAATAACCAATAATCAACATTATTTATGCACTTGGTTGTCTGGAGCTGCTGGATCTACCAATTCTGTTTGGGTAGATAGATACTATTATCCAGACCGCATAAACAAACAAGATGCATTGAATGGAAAATCAGTTTTTTCTAAAACATATGATGAATACATAGAAGAATATATCGAGGCCAATTCTTCTATATCTGATGGAATTGATAATTTTAAATTTTTTGATAAAAAAAGTGAATTAATTTTCAAACCTAATAAAAAATACATTTACGAGAGAGTTTCTTTTGCGAAAGAAACAACCGAAGCTATCACATATTGTAATACATTTGTATCTAATAAACCATCTAATTACTTTAAAACAATAAACGAATCTGGTCAATTTACATTTGTGTTATATTTCTATGGAAATGGAGAATCTTGGGAAGTTAAAACAGATAGGAATGATGTAAATGCTGGAATTTCTATTGTTAAAACTGGATCAAATGTTACAATTTCCTATATTTTATATGCTACGAATAGCTCAGGACAATTAGCATATAGAAAATACACAAAAACAGTAAATTTCAAAATCTTTAAAGAAAATGCAATATTCATTGGATTTGATTCATATTCAGGTAATGGATATATATTATTCAATGAAGATCCGTTGATGCTGTTTAAAGAACAGGCTGCTAGATTTTCAGAAAGAAATATCATTCTAGGTGACTTTTTTGTATATGAGACTGATAAAGTAACAAATAAAATAAATAAAATCAATTTATTAAGTTATTCAGGATCAAATATATCTGATAAGTTTATAGCTGATAGGTTTTATTCTAAAGATTTAGTGTATTCAATATCTATATCTAAAGGAAAATACAGTATAAATACCATATACATAACATTACCATGTGGTATGAGAAATGGAAGTGATAATATTAAGTTAGTACATACTGTGTGCGGAAATACATCAAGCAAATCTAATAAATCTAATATTTTTGTAAAAAATATTGATATCGAAAATGAAGAAATATTAAACGACTTAGAAAATGAACTTAAATCAAAAATTGAAACTGTTTTACCAGTTTCAAACGATGTAAATATAATTATAAATAAAAAATACAAATGATTTCATATTATAAATATACTGAAGGGGAAGCATTTACAATAAATGGATCTGATTATGTTGGTTTCTTCAACGTGGTTGAAGGTAAAGCGTATACTGGAAAGAAAAAAACAGAAGCTAGTGGAGAATTAGTCCCAAAACAAACATTTATAAGTGAAATATATTTGAGACAATTAGAATTTGATTCTAATTATGTACAAAACATCAATTTATTGTCAGTTTCCCAAGAAAAATTTGATATTTTTACAAAAACTAATTTAGAAAAAGTAATAGATACTATAAATTTAAACAATCTTAACATATATAAAAGTTTAGTTTTACAAAACCCTAACTTTTTAAGTTTATCTAATGCAAATAATCTTTTTTATGGGTTATCTTCAACATATTCTGATATCAGAAATAATGATGATGTCTATGGAAAAACCGTATATACTCAAATAGATCCTTTTAAATATAGTGGCGTTTGGGAATTTTTAGATAACATAAAAAGTGGCACTTTCACAGTTAAAAATAACGATGAATTTGTATATTTTTGCACTGATAATATCAACATATATGCTATAGAAGGAAGTTTCTCAGATCCTTCTAAAAAATTAGAATTATTAGAAATAGATAAATCAACCGATACCAACACTATAAGAAATGTTCTGATAGATGACATCGATTTGAATATTTTTCAAATAAAAGACAGCTCGATTATATTATATGAATATGAACCTTTTATAAATTGTGGAAATTTATTGAAAAAAGACGAAATATATCTTCAAAAAGATTTAAAATTTGTAAGAATTGGAAATTCAATAAGATTAGAAGTTACAAATAGTGATATTTATATTAAAAATAAATATTCAAATGATATTTTTTATAAAGCAGATATAAATTCTTTAAATTTAGGATTGATACTAAACTGTCAAGTTAGAATTATAGATGATTTAATAGCAATAATATCAAAAAATAATAATAAATTTTATATAACATATATAGATCCAGAATTCCCAGATGAAATTTTCAATCAATTTGAATTATTATATTTCAATGATTCAAGTTTTAATTTATTATTTTCTGATATCGATTCAAATATAATTATATTAACTTTTTCAGACTATATTCAAGTAAGATTTATAAGCAATTCCACTTATCCAGCCAGCACATCCAGCAATTATAATTATTCAAAATCAAATTTTAAATATTTAAAAGATCACACCTGGAACACTAATACGCTTTTATATAACTTTTCAAATATTATAAAATGGAACTCTAACGCTTTAAAGTCAAATTCGTACAACAATATATTAATTGATACCAAAAATATTGGAAATTTAAGCTATACCATAGTTCATAATGTTGGTAGAATTTATGCAATAAAAAAAATAGCATCTGAAGATTTTAAAATATTTAAAATTCCTAAAAATTTACCAAAAGCGTTTACTAATGTAGAATGTTCAAACTCTTCTTTTGGCTTGTATTTAAATAACACTTTAAAAAATATAGTCACAGATACTATAAGTATTTTCACAAACAACGAATGCAAGGCAAAAATGTCACAGAATGGAGAAGATGTAATTATTTCAGAACTTGAAAATATAAAAATATCTATAGAAAATATGTTTTTTAATGGAAATGAACAGCTAAATGTCTCAACATTAAACAGAATTTTTGAAACAATTATCGAATTGCAACGAAAATTAATTAATTAATAAATATTGTATAAAATATTCAATGAGTAAATAGTAATATATGCCAAATAGTTTAGAAAATCAATTTATTGCTGATACATTCAAGGCATTATTGCACACTGGAAACATCAGTTTAAGTTCTGGTTCTCCCGATGCTAAAATTTATTCAGGTGATGGGTTTGAATCGTCTTTAAGTGTATCTACAATATCAAATGGAATTAAAGTAAGTGGCGATGCTACAATTTATGGAAATGTTATTTCCAGCAAAAGTGGCAATTTTTCTGGATCTTTAAGTTCTGGTTCTCATACAGTAACTGGAGATTCCAATATAAGTGGAAGTGTTGATGTTGCTGGTGGTATAAATATCGGAGGTTCTTTAAATTCTGGTTCTCATACAGTGACTGGAAATTCTAATATAAGTGGAACTTTAGCTTCTGCTTCTCATACAGTGACTGGAAATTCTAATATAAGTGGAACTGCTAGAGTTGGAGGAACAACAACAATAATTGGATCTTTAAGTTCTGGTTCTCATACAGTGACTGGAAATTCTAATATAAGTGGAACTGCTAGAGTTGGAGGAACAACAACAATAATTGGATCTTTAAGTTCTGGTTCTCATACAGTGACTGGAAATTCTAGAATTACAAACAGGATTGATACTAATACAATCTACGCTGATACATATTTAAATTTACCAAGCACTGATACAAGAGCCGATATAGTAAATCATATCTATCCTGTTGGTAGTATATTTTTATCTTTTACAAATGTAAATCCATCCGTCAGATTCACTGGCACATCATGGGTCCAGGTTTCTCAAGGAAGATTTGTAGTAGGTGTTGGTACTGGTAATGATGGTATTCAAAATAAAATATTTACAGCTGGTAATAACACTGGTGAATATACACATCAACTTACAATAGCAGAAATGCCTAGCCATACACATGAAACTTATGCACAACCTTCAAACGATGGTGATGATGGAGGGGGCAGTGATTGGAATCCTTATTCCTTTTTAACGGAATCTAGTGCTACAGGAGGAGATCAATATCACAACAACACCCCACCTGGGTTTGGTTTGTATGTATGGCAAAGAACAGTGTAATAGAAATTTAAAAATATGGCAAGTGTAGTAATATCAAAAATTAAAGTTAGAAGAGGAACCGATACTCAAAGAAAAAACATAGTATTGGATCAAGGAGAGCTTGGATATACAACGGATACAAACAGATTATATGTTGGCAATGGTGTTATAAATGGTGGTATAGTGGTCGGTTCAAAAATACACCCACCATTATTTTCAACAGGAGATTTAACATCTGTTATATCTGAAGTTGGAGATATTGTTTGGGTTAACGGCATTTTTTATCAATTAATATCTTCTGATTACACCGATTTATATTCATGGAAAAATATAGGAACATTATTAGATTCAGAATATTTTGAATATGATGGAAGTAATCAAATAACTTTAAAAAATAATGTTATCAAGACAGCAAATTTAGCAGATGAGATTAGAGATGGTTTTTCAGTACAAGTCGATAATTCAACAATAGAATATGTCGGAGGAAACATATTAAGAATTAAAGATCTTGGCGTTTCTAAAGAAAAATTACAATCTTATTCAGTAACTAATGATAAATTATCTCCTGATGTTATTGGAAATGGCTTGCAGGGATCTGCTGGATCTCCAATTTCATTAAAAATTGACGGATCTTATTTTTATTTTACTCCAAATGGATCTCTTGGAATTTCTTTATCGGCAATTCAAACATATGGTGATAATATAACAACTGTTAAAAATTTAACAGGTGGGATTGTAGTGAAAACCAATTCTATTGATGAAAATTATATCAAATCATCAATGTTTGGTAATGGAATAAGCGGCGGGGCTGGTAATAAAGTAGCATTAAATGTTGATAATTTAACTTTTGGATTTAATCCAAGCTCTAAACTTAAATTAAATACAAATTCAATTGATGAAACTTATATCACATCATCTACTTTTGGTAAAGGGTTAGTCGGAGGTTCTGGAAACAAAGCAACTTTAAACATAGATCCTACATTTTTTAATTACAATACATTAAGCGCTTTAACATTATTGAGCGCAACAATAGATCATAATTATATTAATTTCGCATCATTTGGTGATGGTATACAAGGAGGAAGTGGAGATTTAATTAAATTAAAAGTAAAGGAAGGATTATTCGATTTTGAAGTTGGTAAATTGCAATTATCAGCAAATAGCGTGACAGAAAAATATATAAATTCAAATGCGTTTGATCGTGGTATAATAGGGGGAAATAATCAAAAAATTTCTGTAAATGCAACAAATAGTTTTTCATTTACATCAGCTAATGAATTAGAACTTAACTCCACACTTGGATATAGTTCTAATACGGCGACAATAAGTTCTATTAATAGCGTAGGATCTATAAGTTTAAGCAGTGGTGTGATTTTTCCTAGAATATCATGGGATGAATTTGGAAGATTGACAGATATTAAGACTTCTATAGTTGAAGTTTTAACTGGAAATTCTAGTTTAAGCGGATTCAATGTAAGTAATTCACTATCTTCAATTTTCAATGGTTATATCACACAAGGACCACAAAACAGTGCAAATATTACAAGATTTACAGCAACAGATCACAGAAACAACACATATGTATTATCAAGTGCTGGATTTTTAGCAATTTCTCATGAAAATACAAGCTTATCTGGACAAAGACTAAAAAGATTTGCAATTCCAATATTTGCTTATTAATTTCATCACATAAATAATATTATGCCTAATTCAATAGAAATTTTCGAAAATACATTACTTCAATTAATTACAAGACAAGGTACTGATAATGATAGAACCGAAGTAATTTTAAAATCTGGAGAACTAGGGTACACAACTGATACAAAACGTTTATTTGTTGGGGATGGTAGTGAATATGGAGGCAACGTAGTTGGTAATAAGTTCAGAGGATATACCACCAATTTAACAAGTTTAGGTAGTGGTTTAGTTGGAGACATTGCATATAAAACAGATGAAAATAGCATATACGCTATTTTATCAGGAGATGGTACAAATTCAGCAAACTGGAGAAAAATAGGGGGTGTATATACTGCAGCAGATGGAAGCATCAATATAACAGTAGATAATAAAATTTCTGTATTGAGTTTATCAGCTGGAACAATTTCGCATGACTTGATGGGACAATCTATAATTTTAGATTCTACAAAAAGATTAACATTGTCTTCAACGATAGCAACGAATTCAATCGTACCTCAAAGAAACACACAATATTTAAAACTTCCCGAATATTTATCTATAAATTCAAATGAATACACCTTTCCGATAGGTGAATTAGGAAATAATAAATATTTAAAAACCGATGCAGTTGGAAGATTATCATGGAGCGCTTTGGGATCTAATGTTAATTATTTTACATATAATAGCGGTGGTATATTACCAGTTGGAACTATAATATCTACATTAACATCAACGAATTTAAATACCGATTGGGTAATTTGCAATGGACAATTATTAGCTGGTGTTAATTATCCAGAATTATCGGCTGTTATAGGAACAACATTCGGTGGAAACACAAGCGCATTTAGAGTTCCTAACTTAAACAATGATATGTTATATGGGACAAGTTCAAGTCCTTATAATTCTACCATTTATACATTCACATCTGGCACATCAGCAAATAGATCACAATTGTCGGCTATTGGTGTGAACTTTTTCGTAAAAGCAAAACCAGACAAGGTAATAAAAGGAACTTTACAAATTGATTCTCCATTAAATGTAACAATAAATGGAACGAATAGAAATGATACAAAAATTTCAGCATTAACTACATTAGACAGTGATGTTAAAATTTCTTTACCATCTAGTAGAATTAAAGTAAGCTATCCCCTCGGAGTTGCTAAAGATTTATCAGATGTTACTGGATCTTATGTAAGTATTTTTAATGGTGATTTAGATATAACTGGACCAACTAATACTTTAAAAGTTGATGTTCCTTTAAAATTAACAGTCGATGGAACCGATAGGACTGGAACAGCTGTAAGTCCATATAATGGAAATCTTAACATACAATTAAACACCTCAAATACAATAAAAGTAGACACTCCTTTATCATTAACTGTGGATGGAAGTGATAAAACTGGACAAACTGTTGATTTAGACACTCCAAATCAAAATATGGTGGTTGATTTAAATTTCACTAATATGATGAATACGATTTACCCAATCGGATCTATTATATTTTCTATAGATAGTTTAAATCCTCAAAATAGATTCGGAGGAACGTGGGTTCAAATATCTCAAGGAAGATTTGTAGTAGGTTTTGGCACGGGTAATGACGGTATTCAAAATAAAGCATTTGCAGCTGGTAATAACACTGGTGAATATGAACATCAACTTACAATAGCAGAAATGCCAAATCATACTCACCCAAACTCAAAAACTATAGGTGGGTCTACAGGTGATAAAAGTAAACCGTATTTATATATGACGTATGCCGATGGTGGTCAGTCATCGTTTGGACCTGTTTCACCCACTGATGGTGCTGGGGGAGGACAATATCATAATAATACTCCTCCAGGTTTCGGTATGTATGTTTGGCAAAGAACTGCTTTAGCTTAATAATCAATGAGTGTTCCAAATGATATTTTATTACCAGTTAATGCGAAGTATATTAGTTTTGTTGATCCAAAATTAAAATTCAATCCGCATTATGATGTAGTGTGGAGTTTTCAAATAGCACTTACAGGTACAGAACACGCATTTTCAACTTTTTTAGTTAATAATTCTAATTTCACTCCTGAAAAAGGACATTATTTAGGACTTCCAATAGATATTAATGCTATAACTACGGAATTATTAATACCAATCACCACAGAATATAGTGAATATATAACAACACAAGAATCTTTATCAACGACATTGATTAGCATATCATTTGATACCACTGGTTTCAACGCATTATCAACGCCTTTTAGAGAAGGATTGAAAAGATCTGAAATTAAAAGAAATAGTTTAACAATAAGAAATGATAATCAAGAAGTAATATATCATAATGCACTTTCAGCATTAGCATTATCTGGATCGCAAACAACATTCGTGATGACATCATCACAAACATATTGGCAAACTTTAAGATTTAGATTATCTAACTTGGGGTCTAAATTAGATATTGATTTAAAAACTGATAATGATTATGTAACTATATTTTCATTACCTGTAAATATTTCAATCACAAATGAAAATCAAATATATGCAGGTTTTTCATTCACATCTCCAGTATCATCAACATTAACTCCAAACTCTACATTATTTTTGAATAATTTCCATATTCAAGGAAATACATCAACCCCCACATATGAAATTATAGATAACAATCCTTTTGTTATTGATACAGATCCAGATTATCAAATTTTTGATAATAACTTGACTATCATTCCAAAAGCATAATATATTATAATGAATAATTTCAATATTGAAGAACAATTAAATAAATCCGTAGAATGTGTTAATTTAATTAAAGATGAAAATAGTGGAAATTTATATTGTAAATATCTAACAAACAGAACTGGCACATTATTTTCAGCAAATAATAAAGCGTTATGTAATTTTATATGTTCTAAAAAAGGACCATATAACAATAAACCAATTTCTGCAAATGAAGAAAAAGAATTTGTTGTAGAATCTATAAAGAAATTAAATCAACCATCGAAAGAAACAATTCAAAATATATTAAAACAATATAATCTAAATTTTGATATTAAAGTTCCTAGATATTATAGTGAAATAAAAAACAATTTAGAATTTTTAAAAAATTATAAAGGATTTAAAAAATTTACACTAACAGGACCGTGTATAACTATAAATTCAGGAATTGAATATTCAAATATTGATATAGTTATTTGGTTTGATTCATTAGATGATTATTTAAATCAAAAAATAAAAGAATTACTACCGAATAGCATAAACAATACTCCTGTAAATTATCATATATTTACAGGAAATGATGAAGAAATTTCATCTTTATTTTTTTCTCAATTAGACGTTGAAAATAAAATAATATATTTTTCAAAATGGTTTAATATGAATATCAGATCATTACCATTTAATTTTGAAGTTAAGTCTTGTATATATGAGGGATATGATCTTGAATTTATTGAAAAAATTAATGCCATAGATAAAGAAAATGTAAAAGCTAGAATTGGATGGAGGTCCGTTTCAGAATCTTGGAATAAAGCTTCACAATTTATAGATGCGGTTAGTAGCAGAGGATTGATTTCAACAGTATTAGACTATACAGGGGTTGATAATAAAGGTGGAGAAAGAGTATCCGATGAAATTTATAATTTAAGAAGAGAATCTTGTTTTGGGAGTTCTGAAAAAAATATTAAACCTTGTCATTTTTTGTCAAAAGATTCTGATGATATGCATTTTTGCAAAGCGTGTGGATGTGGTACAAATAAACTCGCTGTATTAAATCCAAGACAAGAAGATGGATATTCTAAATTACATTATCCAAATTTAGAATGCCCTTTGGCAAAACCAGGATTTTCTAATCATACTACACAGTAATATTATTTGAAAATTCTTCATCAATTAAATAATTATCGACCATGGCGGAGTGTAACGGATTAAAAATAACAGCGAGATATTCCAATTCGGAAGGTCCGTGTCCTCGTGGGCATCAATGTGATAATGCGGCGTGGAATCTTTATTTAGGGAAAATTTTCATAGGAGAAATAAATTTAAATAATGTAAACGATGGCGGAAATAGAGTTAGTGAATTATATGCAACTGGTGATGACATAAACGATTATATTTCCGAATTTGGATGTAATTTAAAATTTGAAGCTAAGTGCGTTAATGAATATTGCCATTCCAATATCACTTGGTATCAAGTAGAAACTGATGATGGTGAAATATTATTAGATAGTTGTGTTTTAGATTCTTTTGAATTGGATTGTTGCGGTGGAGGACCACCCCCACCACCAGTATCTACAACCACTAGAAGACCTACAACAACCACCACCAGAAGACCAACTACAACAACCAGCACAACAACTGCAACTACTACTAGAAGACCCACAACTACTACTAGAAGACCCACAACTACTACTACTAGAACTACTGATAGGTGTGATCCATCAACACAACGACCTCCAATAATTAATGATCCAACAGACGCAGAATTAACTACTATACCTTCTACAAATTCACCATGGGACATAATATTGATTGACCCTAGTTTACCTTTAAATTCTGATACTATTTTAACAACTACTACTAGCAGCACTACAACAAGCACCACCACACCAAGACCTATTATTATACCATCCACCACAATTCAACCTTGTGAAAAAGATTGTAATAAACTAGGATATTAATAAATATTATATTGTGTAGAAGATAAAATATGGCTTATAACTGCATATCTCCAGGATTAACGATTGAGGTAGTCTATAGATTAAACTCATGCTCTGGATTTCATCAATGTAATGTTGCTATTTATAATTTTATAGTAAATGGACAATTTAAAGGGGAAGTAAATTTAAATAATGGTAATGATGGCGGTGCGCGAGGAACTTCATTTTATTTATCTTCATCAGAAGCAACTGAATTATTAGTACAAACAAATGGAATTTTATACTTTGGAATATTTTGCGCGTTAGAAAATTGTCATGCAAACTTACCACAAGTTATAATAACAGATGATACAGGGGCAACATTATTCAATGATTGTTTATATAATGCATCTTCAAATATTGATTTGAATGTAATATGTGAAACTACTCCACCTCCTACAAGCACTACAACACCAACTCCTACAAGTACCACAACATCAGCTCCTACAAGTACAACTACAACAACCACAACTACTCCAAAACCTCCAGTACCAACAACACTTCCACAACCTCCAATAGATCCCAACGATCCAATCGAATTGGATTCGATACCTTCTGAAAATTCAGATAGAGATATAACTCTAATTGATTCGATAAATCCATTAACATCAGATGTTGTTTTGACAACAACTACCACTACAACAACTACCACTACAACAACCACAACTTTAAATCCCACATCAACCACCATTTCTCAAATATGTAAATCGGATTGTGATAAGTTGGGATATTAATATCAACAAATAAAATATATGAATGATACAAACATTATAACAACAGACAATGAAAACATCGATTGTGTTAATCTTTTAAAGAATGCATCTGGTAAAAAATATTGCAAATTTTTATCAAATAAAATTGGAAAAGAATTTCAAACATGTTCTGAATTATGTAAAATGCATTGTTTTGAAACTGGACCATATAACAATAAATCAATTTCAAAAGAACAAGAAAAAGATTTTATTGTAAAATCAATCAAAGAATATGATATATCTTCATTAAAATCTGTTGAAAAAATATTAGATGATTATGATTCATTTTTTGATATATCAGTTCCTATTTTTTATATTGATATATTACAAAATTTAAAATTTTTAAATAAATTTAACGGATTTAAAAAATTCACATTAACTGGAGATTGTATTATAACTTCCAAACAATCGGATTTAAAAAATTTAGATATTGTTCTTTGGTTTGATTCTATGCAAAATTTTATTAATCAAAATGTAAAATCGGAATTACCAGAAATTATCAATAATATAAAAACAAATTATTATATATATACAGGAAATATTGAAAATGTATCAGATGTTATATATCCACAATTAGATGTTGAAAATAGAAGTATATACAAATCTAAGTACTTCAATATGCAAATTAGAGGATTGCAAGTAGGTCTTCAAATAAAAGAAAATTTAAACGAAGAAAATAATATTATTAAAATTGATAATACAGAAGATATCAACAAAGAAAAAATAAAACCAAAACTTGGTTGGAATTTGGTTGCAGAATCTTGGAGTAAAGCTTCACAATTTATAGATGCTGCTAGTAGTAGAGGCTTGATTTCAACAATGTTGGATTACACAGGAGTTGATAATAAAGGTGGAGAAAGAGTATCCGATGAAATTTATAATTTAAGAAGAGAATCTTGTTTTGGAAATATTGAAAAGAACATAGAACCTTGTCAATTTTTGTCAAAAGATCCTGATGATATGTACTTTTGCAAAGGATGTGGATGTGGGTCAAATAAACTTGCTGTATTAAATCCAAGACAAGAAGATGGATATTCTAAATTACATTATCCAAATTTAGAATGTCCTTTGGCAAAACCAGGATTTTCTAATTATATAGAATGATTGTTAATCCGCTACATTTAAATTTGTCAATAAATAATAATTAAGCATGGTTACATTAACTGTAAATGGTTCTCCATATTCTGCCGCTATAAGTGCGGTCAATGATGAAGATTGGTATAATTTTACACCAAGTTCCACCAGTCTTTATACAATGAGGACATATGGAAATACAGATATGTTGATGTATCTGTATGACAGCGATCAAACAACCCCATTAGCTTCTGATGATGATAGTGGCGGTAATGGTCAATCGTTAATAACATATAATTTAAATGCTAGTCAAATCTATTATTTAAAATTAAGAGGATATGGTTCAAGTACTGGAAATTATGAAGTTGCTGTATTTTTACAAAATCCAAGTTTTACATCTTGTTATGGTACTACATTATTAAACGCTTGTAACTGTAATTCTGGTTCTATAAGCAGATTTTATACTGGATCATTAGGAATTAATACTGTAATATACACTGATAATAGTTTATCAAGCTTTTCAGCAGATGGATTATATCGAGTAAATTCATCAACAGTTTATGTTTTAAGTAGTGGAAATGGAACTATCAATAATATAAGATCATGTCCCAGCAACATTTACTTATATTATGGAGCAACTTCGGGTTCTGCTTGTACTAGTAACACTGGTTCAACTGTATATTATTTTGGATCTTTTAATGTAGGAACCACTCTATACACTTCAGATTTAACTACTACAGTAACTGATGGATATTATAGAAGTGGAAACACAAGATACTTAACAACTGGTGGTGTTATTCAATCTTCTTCAACTTGTCCAAATTCGATTACTTTATATTTTGGTTCTACTAAAGGAACATCGTGTACCAATAACAGCGGGGCAACGGTTTATTACACTGGTTCTTTTACCACAGGAACTACATTATATACTGATGCTAGTTTAACCACTACAGTATCTAATGGATATTATAGAAGTGGAAGTACATCATATCTAGTATCTAGTGGGGTTATTCAATCTTCTTCAAATTGTCCAAGTATAATTTATCTGGAGTTTGGATCTACTAAAGGAATTGCTTGTACAAATGGAACTGGAACAACTGTATATTACACTGGGTCTTTTACCACAGGAACGACTCTATATGCTGACGCAGATTTAACTACAACAGTAACCGATGGACATTATAATTATTACGGATCGATATATCTAACAAGCGGTGGAGTTATTCAATCTATTTCAAATTGTCCAAGTATAATTTATCTGGAGTTTGGATCTACTAAAGGAATTGCTTGTACAAACGGTGTTCAAATTACTACATATTACGAAGGATCTTTCGGTATAGGAACTGAATTATATAGCGATGCTGATTTAACTACCGCAGTATCCAATGGATATTATAATTATTATGGAACGATATATTATGTAGTTAGTGGAGTTGTTGATTCATCTTCGTCTTGCCCAAGTTCACTTTATATAAATTTTGGATCTACAAAAGAAATCATATGCGGTGGTGGTGCTAGTGCTACAACTGTATATTATGAAGGATATTTCGATATAGGAACTGCATTATATAGTGATGTTGATTTAATTACCCCTGCATCTGATGGATATTATAATTATTATGGAACGATATATTATGTAGTTAGTGGAGTTGTTGATTCATCTTCAACTTGTCCAAATTATATTGTTGTATATTTCGGATCTACTGTAGGAACTGCTTGCGCTAATAATACTGGAACAACGGTATTCTATACTGGTTCTTTTACTACAGGAACCACATTATATACTGATGCTGATTTAACTACAACAGTTTCTGATGGGTATTATAAATATGGAAGTTTAGTATATCTAACAAGCAGTGGAGTTATTCAATCTTCTTCAAATTGTCCAACTTCATCTTATTTGTATTTTGGATCTACAGTAGGAACTGCGTGTGTTGGTGGTACTGGTACAACTGTATATTATATCGGTACTCTTAATATAGGAAATACATTATATTCAAATGCTATTTTAACAACTACGGTATCTGATGGATATTATAGAAGTGGAAGTACAGTATATCAAACAATAGGTGGAGTTATTCAATCTCCTTTATTAACTTGTCCAACTGCACGTTCTGCAGTTTTTGGGTCTACTGTAGGAACTGCGTGTGTTGGTGGTACTAGTACGACTGTATATCACACAGGGTCTCTTGGAATAGGAACTATATTATACACCACTGTTAGCTTAACCACCACAGTATCTGATGGATATTATAGAAGTGGAAGTACAGTATATCAAACAATAGATGGAGTTATTCAATCTTCTTCAACTTGTCCAAATTCAATTTATTTGTATTTCGGATCTACAGTAGGAACTTCGTGTACTAGTAATACTGGATCAACTAGATATTATATCGGCGCTCTTAGTGTAGGAAATACATTATATACAGATGCTGATTTAACCATAACTGTTCCTAATGGATATCATAGAAGTGGAAGTACAGTATATC